AGTGTCAGGCTCACATTGTTCGTGCTGATAACCATATCTTCAGCCAGTCCCATAATGTTCAATGCATTCCTGCCAATCGTTAGGTTGTTCGTTGCGAATGTTCCCGCGTAGTCTGCAATGCGAACCACGTCGTTTGCGGCAGGGGCGGCGGGAAGAACTATAGTGAATGCCGAAGAGGTGGTATCACACATCAGTGAATCACTAGCAACTGCCGTGTATGAGGTACTTTTAATTATCCAATTAGGTTTAGATAAGGAATATACTACAGAAGTATCAGCCTTAAAAGATAATGCATTAACCAAGTCAGTAGGACTCACAGCTCCTACCACAGGTATAACCTTCCTGGTTATTATCTGTACTTCATCATCTAGAACAGCAGCAGTATTCAGCACCACCGTAGTACCATTAGCAGCTATAAATTCTGACGGGAATACCTTAGATCCATTTACGAAAACATCGATACTTCCTGGTGTGTAAATAGCATTAAAGGAAGTTTGGCCTGATGCAGCAATGTATGCGTATCTGTACTCTGTATCTACAACATCATTAGGTGCTATCCCATAGTAAGCGTTAGATCGTGCCATATTACTCCTTAACCTACGATTTCTAATAATTCAACTGATAAGTCTATCATCAACGTGGTATCTGTGACAGCATGTAGAGAGTCACCTGTTTTTAGTACCATCTTAGGAAGTTTAGCCGCACCACTATAGGGTATGGATATGGCATTCAAACGATTCACTACGCTGGCTCCGTTATGGATCTCCAATGTTAAAGTATGACTGGATTTGTTCACATTGTCAATATTAGACGCCGTGCCATGGAAAGCGATGACTGTAGTACCAGAAGCTACTGGCCCGTAAGCCTGGGCTAGTACGTTAGTTACTCTAAAGTCTGCCCTATTAAAAGTTGTTGTTGACATTTTTATTCACCTAAAAGAATGGAATATATAATTGCATCAGATGACGCGCTTAACGCGGCTTCTAAGCCTGTGATAACGGAGGTAGTACTTTGGTATACCTCGAATTGTTCTCCAGCTACTGGCAGACTGGGTAAATCCGTAACCCATGTAAAACTACTATCAGTATTAGAAAACAATGGACGGACATTGCCGGCTAAGGATCCGCTAGTAAACTGTACTAGATATTTACCGGTAATAACTGTAGACACTCCACTAGGGGTTAATGTAGAAGATGCCGAAGCTAGGGTAGCAGGCGGGCTTGCCGCAATAGTCCCAGTAAACACCCTCTTAGGGTAATTAGAGAATCTCCATGTATCAGTCGTATTCTTTAGCGCTACCGTTGGGTTACCACTCTCATCAAGACTGGCACACACATATGATGTCCCGTTTGAGTCAGAGGGTTTAGTTAGTAACTCCACAGAAGACAGTTCTGACATCCTAGTATCGGTCTTGGCAAAAGAAGCTAAGGTATCTGAAGTTACCCTAACCTCTACCGAGGTACCTGAGGGGAAACTGGAGGTCAAAGTATTCTCACGGCCCCTAATTACTGTCAGTACATTCCCCGTCTTGAGGGAACACTCTACTATCTCTACCGTAGTACCGGTATCTAATGTAGCTAAAAAGTATTGACCCGTAGTCGGGCTGGGGAATTTACTAGCATCTACTAAGGTAATAGATGTATCTGTACCCATAATAGGTAAGGATAATGTAGTCTTAGCATTGTTTGCAAAAAGTTGTTGTCTCAAAGTCATAGTTAAACCTTAGGTATGTATACTATGGAGCTAGCCGTAGTTTTTAGTTTCATTTCAGTGCCCAGGGAGTTTATAGAAGTAGTAGCCCTAGTAACATACGGTGTGTGATCCTCCGTTAAACTTAGTAGTATTTTAGCAGTATTATGCCTTAGGTACTTATTAGCGAACTTAGGTATTGCAGTAGAAGAGCTATAAACCTGTAGTCTGCTCAGTTCGTCTAGATTACAAATACCTATATACTCACCCAGTGTAGTAGTACCTGTATTTTCATATATAAATATTTCTCCGGGTAAATTAGGATACACTCCCTCTACCTGAAGTAAGCTTAGTAGTAATACCTTATTCTTATTTGAGTCTAAAGATACCTCTATGTTAAGGTAGTCTCCTGGTCCTTGGTAGAAGGGAGGGTTTGCCATTAAGCCACCTTAATCGTCCACTCGAAGTGGATGCTAAAATCTGCCGTCTTAGGGATACCGGGAAAAGTCTTTATGTTAAACAATGAGTTATTGGAGAATAATAGTCCAGCCTCGGTGATAAGACTACCATTAGCGGTTGACTGATCAATGTCAGCGATAAACGTAACTGAAGGTATGTCCAGATCCGTGGTAGTATACGTAGCCACGCTAAGTAACGGAGTAAATAGTGTAGTTATAGACTGGCTTACTGACTTAGGATATAGACCCTCAGGGTCTATTGTTCCACCAGTGCCTATTTGTAATCTATCTATTACATTAACAACAAATCCACTATTATAAATAGAGGACAGCATATACTGTTTCGAAGTTAACACAATTAGGTTCTGTTTAGTGAGGACCGGCTCAACGGTCCCATCTGTGAATACTTTACTAATAGAAAGAATGCCATCTAAGGTGTGTATTTTAAATACAGCCTTAACCCCGGTTACTATACTTGAGTAGAGACATCTTACCTTTTGGAGTATATGTGCTGGAATATTTTTCATGTTATTTAGTATTATCTGACTACCTTGTGTACGAGGGCTGAGCCGTCTCTAAGTATTTGTCTAGGCGTATTATTCGCATCTAGATATTCGGTATCTACGGTAGTCGTTTGACCATCTTCATTGATAGCATTACTAAGTGTATTATAGCTTAAAACCCCCCTTCCCCTCATGGAGTAAATGGGAGAAAGCATAGGTCCTAACCCTCTGGACATAGGTGCATTAGCCTGCTGGATCACAGGGTCAGTATCTTCTATTACCTTGTATGGGGAAATATCCAAGTCAAAATTAGAGGTCACTAAGTATACCCCTACTAACCCCGGAACTATTCTGACTCCAATAACTAAATCGCCATCCTTTAAATCCGTAAGATACGGGGGTAGCCATAAGAAATTCGCCCCCTTTGGTAAGAATGGGCTACTGGGTATTTGACTAGTAGTTCTAGAAAAAATAATATTAAAGTGAGTAATTAGTAGTGGTTTGTAGTTAAATAAATCTATAGCAGAGTTAACAGCTATATTATTAATAGATTGATCTAAATCCCCGGCTAATAGGTTAAAACTCCAGCGGTTAGTAGGAGGGGGTGAAATCTTCATTAAGTTACACTTGGAAGCTATAACTTCATCCGTAACTATATACATGGGTACCACTCTTTTATCAGCTGTAATCATCCCAGTGGATATAAACCCTTTTAATGCAGGCTCTCCAAAAGAGCTATCTATTCCTCTAACATGAGCTATCACAGACCTTTTAGCCCGTAATGTATTCTCGCCTCTAGTGAATAATGTATTTAGCCACCCTACATCACTACTAAGTGTATTAGCATACTGACTGGGGAGATTTATAATACCGGTCACTGTTTGATCCCCGGTTCTCATAGACAATCCGGACTTAAATAGTCTATCTACCGTAGATGATACATTCATCCTCATGAAACTAGGCGTCCCCCTAGGAATACAATCAACCGGTACTTCATCGCTTACTGGAAGACCATCGGCATTAAAGTTAACCAAGTCTCCTATCATGTCTCCTGGAGCCAACCCTAGGGTCCTAGTGTTATCCCTAACCATACGAGAAATAGAGAATGAAAAGTCCTCTGTTAATACCTTATCTCTTCGTTGAGTTAATGATTCATCTGAAGAAGTTAGGGTCTCCTCCAGGTATGGAATACTCCATATATAAACTGCCTGAGAGTAAAGGGGTTTAACCCTATTGATTATGTCCGCCAGTTGTTGGAAGTTCTGGTTATTTTTAAATGTGCTAACTTTTACATTAACTAGAAATGTATGATTCTTTATGTATGTACGCATCAAGTAATCAAAATTACTACCTACTGAAGCATACCTATCTACCTGAGTTTCAGGAAGAGAGGGTATTATAGAAGGTGGGATAGATAGGTTTATCCACCAATCACCATCCTCTACCCAATCCTTAATCTCTATCCACTGAGAGATCTCATCAGATACACTTAGGATATCACCCGGTAGCACTGAAGGTAATAGCCCATATGGTAATACATACTTATTCTTATCCGTAATAACTATATACTGATCAGTGTCTAAGTACTGACGAACATCTATAACCTCTTCACTCTCCCTGGCCAAAGGGATGCCTAGGCATAGGTTTAACCCTTTACGTAGGATAGACAAGGTAGGGCCTTGGTAGTACATATAGTACAACCCGTACACAAAGCTTTTATAGACTTCTGTAGAGGTAGCCGGGTCTACACCTATGAGTTTAGCGTAGTGTTTATGTATCAGTTGTTCATCAACTTCAACATCTACAAACCATAAGGCATACTCCGTAGTGCCATCGGTCAACTTCCTAGCGGGGAATCCAAGCTCAGATAAGGGCTTGTATAAAGTTATCTCGCCATCACTAACATGATAATTGACATTGTCTTCTAGCGAAGTAGTAGGGAGTAATGGTCTATTGGCTATAAACTTAGAACCTACAATGTCTATAGGTAAGGTGAAAGTGTTTACTTTTCCTTCAACCTCATCAGTATTTTTAATAACTACTAGCTTAATGGTTGACCCAATAGAATCCTCTATATCCTTAAGGCTTATGGAAGAGGTCATCTGTAGGAACTTACTATATATAGATGCTGCTGACTCTGAGGTAGCCTCTAACATCAGGTTAACCATGCCAGTATCCTCAAACATGACCGAGAAAAAATCTGAGATACCGTATAGGTAGGTTAGATTAGTAGTATCGGTACCAACTGGGAGTCCCCCCGCTCCGAATCCAGAATATGTTGTCATAGGTTATCTCTGCACTGGGGCATTAGTTGCTGGTAAATTCTCTAATGTAGTCGTTATAGTATCTAATACAAATAGGCTGGTGGGATCATTAGGATCTAATACGTCTTCTATTACACCAGTATCTGGAGCTATTAACTCTGTTAAATCTCTAGTGTACCTAGAGTATGATACGAACAATGGTAACTTGATATCCAACATACCGGCATTCTTCAAGCTAGCGACTAGTTCTGCTACTACGAAAGGTTGACCTGGAGCCAAACTATCTATATATGCAGTAGCTGCACTCTCCACTAGCGTATTACTGGATGTAGTGTACTGAGTAACTCCTATAGTCAGGATATATATATTAAACCCTCTGGCTAAATAGTCGGCACAGAGAACTTTCCTCTCCCTATCCTCTAAGTAGTTCTGGACAACATCTACCTTATCAAACCTACGGACCTCAAATGTTGCCGTCTTATTAACATAAGCTGGTCCAAAGTCTATATGGATTTCTTGTTTAGTACTAAATCCGAAGTCGGCTGGGGGATATGTAGAGACGCATATTGGGCTAGTTGTAGTTATAGTAGTAACATCATCTACCATAGTAGTGACACTGATGATGAAGTTATCCTGGTCTGTAACTGAGCTAATGACCCAACTTCCATTAAAGCCGGAAGGTGTTAATCCTGATAAAGTAACTTTCCTGCTTACCTGTAAACCATGTCTTGGCATAAATACAGAAACTACCCCATTACCTAAATTAGTGACCGATAGTACCTCTCTGGACTCCACATTTGGATTCCTCAGCGTGTACCTAACCGGGCTAGTGACTGTAGCAGTACCGGTAGTAGTGGCATTAGTGTTGTTAGAGGTAAATGAAAAAGTATTGGTGGTTATTGCAGATACGGTTCTACTACCATTGAGTACGTTAACTTCGCATAACATTGTACCAGTACCTGAGACTGATATACTGGCCAGCACTATATATGAGAACGTATCTACCGTAGTAGAGGTAATAGTATAAGTACCATTATAATCAGAAGGAGTTACCCCAGATATAGTTACTGTATCTCCTGGTAAGAATCCGTGCCCAACACTAGTAGCGGTTACAGTTACACCGGTGCAAGTAATACTAGATACAGGTAAGGTTTGTGAGAACCCTTGTACGTCTATAAGCTCGCCTTGAATAAATGGGTGAGCGTTTGAAGTCAGAGTATATGTAGAAATACCTGATGTAGGTGTATCCACTAGCACGGACACGTCAGTATATGGGACAGTAACTGAGTTTAGGACTGGAATAGTATCTTCTGCACCTGCGGAGATGCTACTACGGAAGACTCTGTAGTTAGGGCCAGTAAGCACGGCCACCCCTAAAGAATTTGTACTCAGTTGAACTAGCTCAGATACAGGTAATTTAGAGCAGTAGACATCCACAGCCCCACCTAAGTGAACCCTAGTCTGGATAGAGTGCTCTAATATGCTCGGCATGGTCACAGGCACTACAGTACCAGTAGGTACTGTTACTTCAATAGTATTGGTAGTAGTATTGTTTATCTTAAATTCCCCATTTAGGTTAACTGAGGATGAACCACTAGAAGTCACATACTGACCAGTATAAAAGCCGTGGTCTGTTATAGTTAAGGTAGCTACGGTATCCACTATATCAATGGACTCCACAAGTCTAGTTGCACGCCGGGGAAGCATACCTATAATAAGGTCCCTCATCATACCTGAGTCCCCCATACCTATAGTAAGTATATGATTTAGGTCTGTAAACATGCCGCGTAGGTTGAAATCTACAGACGGTTGATTAATCAGGTTGCGGGTGGAAACCGAGGATTTAGACCTAGCAATAAACTGGGTGTTAGTTTCTGTTGGTACTGATCCGCTTACTAGATAGTTAATCTCCCCCCTTAAAAAATATGGGTCAAAGTTGGAGAAATACAACAAGCTACCTGAGCTCAGATTATATTCTGCCCCTTCACTTTCAGCGGCTAAATCTACATCAATATAGTATTCATTACTATAATTGTCATACTGTACGTATGATGACGATAAGTTATACGCTTGTTCTGGGAAAAACTTTATTTTATTATCTACTGAAAAGTAGGTGCTTGATGGTATGCCTATGTTTTTAGACCTGGCGAAGAATAGGCGTACATTAATCGTACTTTTAGTACCCTGATTACGCTCAACAAACAGGTTGGACATAATTTTATCTACCATTTCTGTAGAGGTAGTATCATCAGCTCCACTTATCGTGTTCTGTTCAAAGTGGTAGTCTAGACCCTTCTTAATCATGGCTAAAAGGGTAGCGGTAGGACGTATAACGGTATCACGTAGGGCCGTACCCTCTCTAAGGTCCAAGGTTGGAAACTTGGCTTCGAGTATTTGTTTAGCCAAATACTCGGCTTCAAGAATGTCTCCTTGAGAGGGTTGTATACCCGGAAGTACGGAATAGAAGTCTGTCATATGTTAAGCAATGTCCTTGGTTACGATTAGTTTAACATTTTAAATGACGGGGGTCTACACAGTTGGAGTAGTTTTTAGGTCCGTAACAGGGAATGGTAAGGCTACTTGGGCGGTTTCCCCTTCCATAGTAACCATTTTCAAATACATGGTAGCAGACTCTGAGCTAGTGTCTATATTTAAAATAGAAACCTCTCTTAACTTAGAACTAGGATCAACTTCATCATACAAAGCCGCCTTAGTTTGAGATTCAGCTGATTTAATCTGGTCCCTTAAGTCGGAGATAAGCAACCTATCAGTAGAAGACACATTAGACCGCATAACTATGTTAGTAAAAGTAGTTCCTATATTGGGGCGTATAACATCACTTCCCCTAGTTGTTAATAAGATCTTGAGAAAGTACTGAGCCACCTTCTGTATGCCTGTAATACTTCTAGGTGTGTAATCTATATTAAAAGTAAGTTTACCCTCAGGAAAGCCGTCGGGGAATGTTATAAGTAATAAGTCATAGGTGGCTCCGCTTTGGAGGTTCTCATTAGTACCTAATCTAGTATTTATACCTACTATGTTCATGCTTATCCATTCATCCTATTAATAGTTAGTGCACCTTCATTAGAGTAAAATTGAGACTCTCTGTCTGCCTGATAAGTACGTAGTATCATATAATCTAACTTAGTCCTATTACACATAGCATGCTCTCGTAGCATCGCTGCAGAATGGCTGACCGTCTCTATTACCCTGCCATTACCATAACTGGGGGAATCCCCCTTAAAAGTGGTACAAATTCTTAGTAGTTCTGAATAGTCCAATCCATCCGAGTAATCTCGGAACTCCTCAGGTAACACATCTCCAGTAGTATCAGCAGAGGATACTGCCTCCGACCTAAAAAAGTTAGAGAGACTGGTATATATGGATGCTACTTGTTCCTTGTAGGAAGCCATGATTAATACATCTTAATGTCTGTTTTAATACCCTTAATCTTATCCACCAGCTTAGACTTCAGGTAGTTAAGGCGGTTAATATTCACCTCTAGCTTACCAGCTAACTCAGTAGAAGTCATACCTTTAGCGTGATTAAGAATAAATT